GGATCATTAAGGTCAGTTCGACATTAGCGTCGAACCGCCACCCACACGCTTGCTAGGCGTGGAGAGCGGCCTGCTCAGGCCGCTACCCCGACGTTTAACGCACTATCCTGGTACTTACTCAGGAATAGTGGAACGTCGTGTTCAGCAAGTCCCTGCAAACGCCCCTCACTCTCGAACTTTCGCCTTCGCACACGTGCGAAGGCTGGGAGTGATTGGCGACTGACGAACAAGCAACCCTCAGACTGTCTTTCAACAGTACTGAACAACCAAAGGAGCAGACCACCTATGTGATAGATGGGCTTATCTTCAGTTGGATACACGAGTTCACCCCTAGGGGCGTCACCCGTGACTAATGAAATCCGACTGGTTAAGTCAGAACCACCCCATAGAATTTCTGGGATGAACTTAAAGTACTTGTGCAAGAGAGCCTCATAACGAGGATCCACAACGCCAGTACCCCGGCTGGACCATTCGGTCAGCTGGTTTAAAGTTAGGATCAGGTCACTTAAGGTAACGAATGGATGCCGGATATAAAACGGCTTCACATCCAACCCTTGGTGCCAATGAGCTCCGCAACTTTCACGAAATGGACCTTCCCAAAACGACTTGTCTGGGTTAGTCTTAAATCCGCAAAAGTCCAGTGCCGACACCAAGTCGTCATACATTCCCGTAGGGGCTATTATATCATCCCCATAAACGGAAACAGGACCCTTCCACCCGCCAAAATAGGCCGTGGCTCGCGTTATTGCATAGAAGAGCAAGCTCTCTAGCTCGAACGTAAAACCATTGCCCATCGACGAGAACATCTCGTTGACATGAGGCGCACCGTCAATCTCCGTAACAGGAGATCTGACCAGGTTCATATAGTAGAACCAGTCGAATGGTACACACCGGCGAACTAAAGCCGTTGTCATTGAGTCACTAGCAGAGGATAAGTCAAGGGTCATTAACGACCCATTAACACTACCTATGCGAGCTAGCTCCTGATTATGACTCTGGTCATTCAGATTAACCCCGACTCTTTTAAGGAGAGAGCGTATCTGATTTCCAAAGCCCTTTTGAAGGAACATGTTTAAATCGGGCTCCTTTGCGGCGCACCGATCTATGTCAGAGTTCTTAGGAACTGTGAACATGACATTACCTTCGACAGGACGAGGGTCCAACCCCGCCTTACCAATATGGTCTGCCCACCTGGTCTGACGATTCACATCGTTAAACAAGGATAACGCAGGTCTAGTAACGTCTGCTTTGTCGAGGAACTTGACAGCCGGATGGCTGTTTCGCCGCCCCTTAGATGTGCTTGCACCCCCGCTAAACCCGCCATTGGCGATATCTAGTGAAGGGGTCCAGGGAATAACCTGGGACACAATCTGTGCAACCATATCAAGGAATTTCTTGGCAGAAACTCCAGGGAGGACCATAACGGAGAGACTCTCGCCCCAGGTATTCAGCCTGTGGTTTGTAGTCTTGTTACGTTCCTCGGTTGCGAGCCATTTTCCAATGGCTCGCGCGCGACGATCGGACGCACTCTTTTTATCCGTCTCGGTAAACTTAGTCATAAGCTCCGAGTTCAGATAGTTACTTGATACGGAACCCTCCTCAGTAAGGAGGCTACGTAGATCGGTAACGAATGCGTCAGTCAAACTTCTCGGTAGGAAAGAGTCAGCCGTTTTTGGCTGCTTTTGATTCCGTGACATAAGGTTGTCCTTTATTGTCGGTCCAGTTAACGGTGGCGCTTATTGTTATGGCGCAACCGGCGAGCTGTATCGCGATGAGGAAATGAAGGGGCTTCATTCAAAGAACTTAGCCCCAAACTCCCTCGAGGTCAACGACCGTCGAGTTGACGAGCGTTTTAGAAGTGGCCAAGCCACTTGCTAGCATGCCGACGAGGTTATTACGCTCTGCAGTCGTGGAACGATCCGAGAAGGAAAATTCTACGTTAGCATAGCCAATACGCGACACAGTAGGAACGGTGATACCGTTTACCACTGCGTTGTCGACGACAGGCACCTCCAGCTTCATCGCAACCTTATATCGGCCATTGGCCGACTTTCGGTTCGAGATACTGAACTTGGAATCGCCTACTTTGACGCCAGACGACTCGACCACCATCGCAACACCTCCCTCAAGCCCAAAAGGCGTGAAGGTGTGGTTGACAGGGGTAGTTGCACGATCCGTGAGGACCAAGCTTTGTAGGGTTGGCATTTATTTGCCCTTTCCTAGTAGAGTTCGTAGCAACGCAACTGCGTTTGCTACATGGATTGTGGAGAACGGCGACTTGAACCAGAAGTCAGGCCACGGGAGACTGGACATTACTGTCCGCCTGTAGCCAGATACGTCTAGTCTTGTGGAGCAATCGGAACTCACTTTGGTATAACCGCTGTGCGAACCATCAAGCCCCTCAAAGAGTGAGGTCGTTACGACCTTAATCCCATAGTAGCCGTCGACGAAAGTCAGACCTACTCGTGCGGATAGTGCCTCCAAATATGAACCAACTGGTACGAACCAGTCAACCACGAAGGAGAACGGTAACACTTCCCAAGCTACCTCTAATGGGTTGATAAGACCCAGAGATGACAGCCGGTTAATGTCGCTATCAGCTATACGAAACCACATCTTGCCACTTGCGTGGCCTTCAGATCTGGTATAGCTACTCTGCGCATTGGGCCAGTAATCTCGAATTTCTTCGAAGACGCCAATGTTACGAGTCACATGGAGCAACTGCGGTTTGGTTTTGAAACCTTCCTGCAGAAGCTTATAAGAGTCGTAGATGTCAGACATCAGTGGTTTCCATCCATAGATATAGGATAGCCACCCTTCCGCTATAGACTTGGAACCCTTACGGGCCCAGGTACGCGGTTGCTTTAGGAGCTTCGCCACGCGGTAGAAGTTGCCCTTACGGGCCGCTTTGTATGCGCGGACTAAAGTTCTTACAGACTGACATAGCATCTTGAGGGTTTCACGTGATTCCCCAAGGTTGTTACCGATGTTGATCTTGCGATCGCCCGCCTTAACTAGTAACCCGGTATCAATTCGGGCTTTCGTTTTGGCAGTCATCGTTGGCACACCATTGGTATCTACGGTGAAATCAGCCGATGGAGCACTCATCTTGAGCGCTTGTGTCGGGTTCCAACTACTCGGGTTCGGATACCCATGCCAGGTTTGAATCTGGCCTAGGGGACTTTGAGCCTTAAGCAGTATGGTACCTGGGTCGTACTCGTACGCCCAGCTTGAACGGTAATAAGCCTTACTTGGGGCCCACCACTGAGACAACAGTCTCCGTTTAGGACCTTTAGCTGTGGCCGATTTACTCGCCCCGTACATGTTCGCGGAGATCGCATTCGCGGTCCCGCTATTAATGAGATTGCCATCCCTCCTAGTTTCCCAGGTAGACTTGGCAGCGAGGTTACCCCCGCTGTAAGTCAGACCGGGGGGACATGGAACATATGGCAATACTTGACTCCTATCTTAGGCGTTAAGTGAGCTGCTTCACAGCAGTTCTCTCTACCGTGCATACATCCAGCTTACGCTGAGCTCTGCACGCGACAACTACGTGACGACCACCCTTACTTTCGGGAGCTACCCGATTTCTGAATGGCCGTCCGACTATGACGTGCCTTGTGGCTATGTCATCAAAGTCGCTTTACGCAGAGAACCAGCC